ACGAGCCATCAAGTTTCGTAGTGCAGTATTCAATAGGTTAACAGTTAGGTTTCTATCAGTACCGGAATTAGAATCTACATATGCTTCCAAGTATTCAGTTCCTGAACCAGCACGAGTTTGACCGTACAACTTTAGTTTGTTAGTCAAAGTACCAAGTGCATTCATTTCAGCGTGTGTAGAGATAATTCTGTATAGTGACATAATAGCCTTATCTGCCTTTGTTGCGTGAGCATCAATACCAGTACCTGCTACAGTTGTCAAATCTTGTAGAACCATCTTGTTAAGAGATTCAGCGTGTGAAACACCTACTTCTTCTCTATATGCAGCCAAAATATCTCCAATACCATCATCAAGTCCACCCATCAACTGTGCAATTTCGCTTACTTCATAAGTGTGTGCAATAGTCTTAGGAGAAACATGTAGAATCTCGTATGTTGGGGCTACTTCAGTAATACTTGAAATAGTAGCGTTTTCTGCTTGTCCTCCAAGAGTATCAAGGTCAGAAACACCAAAAGTATCATTGTTACCACCAATAGAACGCCCCTTTAGGACTCTCCATCCACTAGCATTCCAAGGCTTCTTAGGAAGCATACTTAGTGCGTTAATTTCACGGTTAATCATAGACCAAACCTTTTGTCCGTAAACAAGATTGTATAGCCCCTTATTACCTAGTGTTTGTGCGCCATCATGGATAGAATGAATTCCTGTGGTAGCCTTCAATAGTTGGTCGTTACCACTAACTCCATATGTTGCTCTTTCTAAATCTTCAATTGTCTTAAAATATCCTGCCATTTATATCACCTGTTGTTGTTAACGAACTCATGCGCTTCAGACCAAGACATACTTGCCACATCAATATCAATAGTTACTGCTTCAGCCTTAACTGAATCAGCAGACTTAGCGATTGTTGTAGTTTCCATAGACGTTCGTAGTTCTGCAATTTCGTTTTGTAGTTCACCAATTACTGCACGAGAATCAAATTCAGACTTAGCAATTTCATCTGCTTCTGATTTTAGTTCTGCACTATAGCGGGACTCGAACTGTTCCTTAATTAGGTCATAAGCACGAGCCTCTTCTTTTTCTGACTTAAATTGAGCATAAGCCTTAGCAAGGTTTTCCTCGCTTAGGTCAAGAGTATCAATTTCCTCTCCCTTATGCTCGATAAAGGTATCATAATCAAGAGAATTAGATTCAGCATCAGACTTATATGACATATCTTCTTCATCCATCATATCAAGGTCCTCTCCCTCTTCCATTTCTTCTTCCATCATTTCAACCTCTTCTTCATCGGCCATCATTTGTTCATCGTCTTTCATAGACATTTCTTCTATATCTCCTTCATCCTTTCTAACAACATTAAGATGACTCTTTAGTTCACCCATAACATCATTAAATTCAGACAAAGCCTTTTCAATTTCTTCAGACATTTTTTTATCCTCCTTTACAATATTAAATTTTGCTTCAGGGTTAATTCCCTCTTCACAAATAGTAATTTCATGCAATTCAAGTTTATCAATTTCCTTGTAACTGCCAACATCAGCATCATAGCGATTAGTTTTACTAATTGCTTGTCCACCAATACTGAAAGAACGCAAGTTTCCTCTACGAATATCTCTCGCAACCTCCTTTGCCTTCTCTATGTCATTTCTTAATTTTATCACTACAAAAAAACCTGTATCATCAACGCCTGTTTTAAGGACTTTTCCATTGGAATCTGACCATTGGTTTATTACTTCACCAACCTGTACATTAGAATGTGTAATCATTACATTCCTGTATCTATCATCTTTCATAAATCTACCAGCCGCTTCTTTAATAGCCGGTAAAGTTATTTTATCATTTTGCTTATCTACAACATCTACTGATGCATAGCCAGCAATTACTAAATCTTCCTGTGATTTTAGAATTACAAATTCTCCGCCATCACTAATTGAGTTACCAAACATAGGTGTTTCTAACTGCATTGTTATACATTTAAATCAATGACTATATAAATATAACTGTAAATTTAGTTAAATTTCAATTGATTTTTGTTTTTTTAATTAAGTTCTCGCCCTAATAATCTCATGGCTAACGAGCCTTCTCGTGTTTTTTTATTCTCGTTTTTTTTATCCGTAAGAGTTTTAACTAAAGCCCTTGCCTTAGATTTAGAAGATAGTGGGGTCTTATTCATTTTTTCTCCTGTTTGTGTATTATAAACATCGTAGCCTTGCTTACCTAACCTGTAATTATACATTAGCATTCCTCCTTACAACCGCAGGGTGTTTCCTTATCTTCACAAGTTTCACATGGGGGCTTTTCACCATATGTTGTATTGTGTAGGGCTGGCGTAAATCCCGCACTTGTACTTAGTGTAGGTTCTTTTATTATATCCCACCAACTCATTTATATTCATCTCCATACATCTCAATAACATCTTTAACTTCTTCTAAATTAGGTCTAGGTTTAGTCCAAGAAGAATACATCTCATTATGTTCATATATTTTTACTCTTGTATCATATTTATCTAGGACTTTTTTAATAAATGGGATATTACTTTCTAAGGTAGAAACTTGTAAGTAGCCATTTGGATTAAGTCTTCTAAGTTCAAAAACATAAAGTCCGTCTTCTATTGTAAGGTCTATGTGATATATATTAGATTCATATAAATAAATTTCCATTAGTACATAAGTTTTACCGATGCCAAGACCTCGGTCCTTGGTTCTAGCCCCTATTGGTTTTACTTCATCGTCTGAAAAGGGTAAAAGTCTATCGCTTTGAATTATTTTTCCACCAGCAATAGATAAGTCATTTAAAAATGTAGCGGTACTTATATCGTTTGCTTTAGAAGCAAATCTTTTACATTCTATTCTTATCTTACTTGATAAAGGCTTTCCAAAATATAATAAATAAAATAAATACTGTTCTATTAAAGTAGGTGTATCGCTTTTAAAACCGTATGCTATAGTTTGTCTATTAAGAAACAGGTCTTTTACTTCTTGTAAAGTATATTTTTTTGATTTTAATATATCTTCCCAATTCACTCTTCTTCCTCCAAAGACAATATCTTCATAACTTTTTCTAATAAAGTAGGTTCCCCCATTAGTCTAGCAACCACATATTCAATATCTTTTTCTAATTCAGGGCTAAATTTTTTAGGCTTTATTTTTAATATTTTTCCCCAATCCTGACTCTTTTTAATATCTTTAGATAAATAAGCATCTGCTATTAAACCAGCCACTTTTTTACCAGCCTCTATATCACTAGGAAAATGGTTGCCCATTTGTACTCTTGACATGCTTATTTTATCTGCCATACTATTCAGTTCTTTTTGTTTCTTAGGATATTTATTTCCTAAAACTTTTGCTAAAACATGGGCCTCGGTTGAATGCCCACTAGGAAAAGACGGTGAATTGTCTGTATTGGTTTTAGATTTTATTTTATCTGTAATCTCGTAAGGTCTAGGTCTGCCATATTTCATTTTAAGTTTAATTACATGTATGTCTACATCATCTATAAATTTTTTCCAATCTGATTGTTTTTCTCCCACAATATCTAACATTAACTTGTGATGATTTTTGTCATAGTCCTTAGTTTGCTTATCGGTTAATTTAGACTTACCAACTATTTCAATTACTTTTGGTAATTCTTTTTGATTATCAGGGTGTGACATTTTGGGAAACTTAACATCAAAAGAAGGGGTTTTGTTTAACAACTTTTTCTTAGATTCAGATAAATTATCTACCCATTTAGATTTTACCTGTTTAAGAATTAGTCGCCAACTCATTTTTTAACCTTCCCGTTCTTTTCTCTTTGCCCAATCTAATCTTCTATTTACTTCTTCGGGGAATTTATAATCCTTGTCAAATGATAATCCTTGTATGGCATTTAAAACAGCACTATCAGTTCTTGCTTGTACGGATAATAAAGATTCTAAAAATCTTTCTGCTACTTGGTGTGTTATTCTCTTATGCCAATTTTGTACACTAGGCACTGTTGTTTCCAACCCTTGAAAATTACCACTCATTATAAATCCCTTAATCATTTCTGCTA